AAGCTGTCGGGCAAGACGGAAGAGCTGAGGGATGAGATCAAGCTGCTACAAGATGAGATCGAAAAAAGAAAGAAGCTCAACCTTGATACAACGGAAGCCCAGAAAAAACTGGACAACCTACAGCTTGAGCTGCAACAACTTCAGGCGCCCCTTGAGATCAAGCTTGACATCCAACGGTTTGACGGTCAGATCCGGGCGCTTGAGGAGAAGGCTGGCAAGCTTGGCAACATGAGCCCAGAGCGTGCCGCACTGCAGGCCCGGATTGACGCTTTTAGATCCGTGCGTGATGAGTTGATCGCAGCGGAAAAGGGGACAGGAAGCCGGCAGTTTGAAGCGCTGACGAAATCATCCAAAGAATTTGTGCGGCAATACGAAAAAGGTCTTGATGAGATTGACAAACTCAATCGGCAAAAGCTCAACCTACCAGGGGATGCCACTGATCAGCGCAACAAAATAAACAAGCGCATCTCAGACATCCAATCTCAGTTTGATAGTGCTTCTGAAAAGAGAAGGCTCGCAGCAGAAGGTGATCAGATTCAGCGGCAGATCCAGCTAAACAAGGAACGAATTAAAGATGAAGAGAGGCAGATTCAACTCAGGAAAGACCTAGCAGCGCAAGCGCTTGATCCGCTGACGCAGGCAAGCATGAGCGAAAGTGCAGACTTGAGAAAAGAAAATATACAAGCACTTGAGAAAACAGCCCAACGTCTTCGCCAAGCCGATGTAAACAATAAAGAAGCCATCGCAAAGGCCGCAAAGACCGAGCTGCGCATAGCAAAGGATCTTGTGGCCTCCGCCAAGGAAAAGCTTGAGACCGAAAAGCTCAAGCTTGAGACACAACAGGCGAGCGCATCACTCACGGATCGACAGAAGGGCTTGGAGAGCGGTCGGCTGCGCATCGTCCAGCAGATCGCGGACGCCTATTCAGGCCTCGCCAGTGCCCAAGCGGCGCTTGTGCAATCCGGGTTTGATGTTGATCGGTCTCGGAATAGCAAGGCGCTATCCACTGCGGAGCAGGAGCTTCAGATACTGCGTGATCGCGGGGCATCCATTGATCAAATCCAGGCCAAGGAGCGAGAGATTGCACGCATAAAGCGCGATGGAGAGGTGATCGAATACCGCGCAATGGATGCGGCAATCAAGGCCACTGCTGAGCGCTTTGAGATTGAGCGCAAAATTCTTGAGCTGAAGCAACGGGCTCAACTGCTGGAGCAGGAAGGCGCTGTGCGATCCGCCCGCCAAGGCGTTTTGAGCCAAGAGCAACGGATGCTTGATCTTCGCGGCAAAATGTTAGATTCAAGCCTGTTGCCGGCGGAAAAAGCTGAGATTCAAAAGCAGATCAAACTACAAGAGCAATCAATTCAGCTCAGCAAGGAGCAGGAGAAGGCAGAGCGTGACAGATTGCAAAGCATGGGCCTAATCTTTGGCCTTGAACGGCAGTCCCAAGCAGCTCAACAGCAGACGGCATCAAATCAGCAACGGGCCGCCGCTGCCGCCAAGGGATGGGAAGGTGTCTTCAGTGGCCAACTTGCCGCACTGGATAACGCGGCGGGCATCTCCTACCGCGTTGTACGGCAACTCGTTGGCACGATTGAGGAGCCAGGCAAGCCAGTGCAGAAAATCTATAAAGATGTCTTGCAAGTTGTTGATGCAACGCAGGATGCTTCCAGCGCATGGAAGCTTGTAAATAGCGCCGTTCAAAATACAAGCAAGGCCACGGGTCAGCAGGTAAGCGTTACACAGAAAGCGATTGATTCCGCCAAGGAGCTTGCAAAGGCTTACCTGAAGGCGGGAAGTGCTGTTACCGCGATGAACGCGCCCCAGCCGCAGGGCATAGGCTCGCAGGCCGAGCGCTATTACAAGGGTGTTGTAGATGAAGCGCAAAAGCAGGCCAAGAAATTTGGCGAACAATTCTCATACGCATTTTCCGAAAATGGAATGATCTACAGCTCCGGCACTCAAGAAGCAGACAACAAGATCCGGTCGTGGTATAGCGACGAAGAGCTTGCCGGCATTATGAAGATTGAAAACGCTACCAATATGTCCGCAGATGCCTTCTTTGAAGCATCTGAAAAGGCAACTTATCTTGAACGCACACTGTCCGCTATCGGTAAGCAGGCGAGCCAGGCCGAAAAAATGAAGTGGTACGCGGAAGCGCTCTCCATGGCCTCCTCCGGCCCCCGTGGGTCGCTTGATTACAACACAAAGCTGATAAGCCTTGACGAAGGGCCACAACGCCCGCCCGCTGATTATATGGATGACGCACGGAGGCTTGCAAACAAGCAATCTCTCGACGTGTTTAGCGGATGGGCTGGTGCAGAGGGCGCTATTGACCAACTGGCCGCCGAGCTTGCAGATGCTGATGCCTTCGCAAGAAACCTCAGGGGAAGCATCGATGGTGTCAGAGACAGTGTTGGCAATGTTGTGATCGATGACAGTAATCCTTTATCGGCCAAAAACTGGGAAGCTTTGCATGATCAAATCCTGGGATCTACGTCCTCGCTGAAGGTTTACGGCTCAGAGGCTCAAAAGCTTGCAGACGCCTACAAGGCCTTGGGTGGAGGCGATCAAGGCGCACAGGCCGCTGCAGACGGACAAGAGGCGGTGAACACTGGCCTGGATGATGCCATCCAAAAAACACAAGACCTTTCCGCATCATGGGAAAGCGTTTACGATGCCATCCTGAATTCCGCTGATGCCCTGAAGGTCTACTCGGCACCGCCCACAACCCGATGGGCTGGAGGCTTCTTGGACGCGGGGCAATCCGCCGTCGTGAACGAGCTGGGGACCGAATCCTTCCTCTCTCAATCCGGCGTGCTCTCATTGATCCGAGCCCCGCGATTCGGCACTTGGGCGCCACCATCCCCCGGCATGGTGCTACCAGCTGGGATCACCTCTCGGCTCGACGCCATGGGCGCCTTCGATCGCGGGGGCTCGCGGGTCGGGCCAGCCTTGGCCGGCGCGATGCCACTCTCTCCAGGGGTGGGAGGTGGTTTCACGGGTGTAGCCGATCGCCTCGAACGGCGCATGGCCAGCTTGGAGGACGCTATGCGGACCTACCGCCCCATGGACGTCCAGGTTCACACGCCATCCAACGCGGGCCTTCTCCGCACTCTCCAGGGCCTCTGATGATCACCATTTCCTACGGCAACGCCAGCTTCACATTCCCCAACCTCACAGAGCACCCCTACGGTTACGAGGAGGGCGACGTCCGGCGCGGGCGATCGGTGAGGCGCTGGCAGGTGACCGGCATCGTCAGGCCGGCTGATGCGGCGGTGGTCACCGGAATCTTTGAAGCGTGGAACGCCGCAAAATTTCTGGAGGATGACCCCATCCGCACCGGGGCCGTTGGCGCCACCGTCGCATTCTCGGGATCCTCGCCCGGCTATTCGTGGTCTACGCCTGTGCCCTGTTGGTTCGTGGGCGCCCCATCCCTCCCCCTGGCCGGCGCCTACGTGCGTCTCAGCTTCGCCCTTGCGGACGCGGCGCAAAGCCTTGCCGTGCTCCTGCGCCAGGGGGAGGAGGAAGCGGAGCAGTTTGACGCGCTGGGTCTGGGCACGAGGACATTTGGTGGCGCTGTTGTCAACCTGACGGCTGATCCCTCGGACTTTACCGACCTGCCAGGCGCCAGCCTGTCCCCTGGCGGTCGCCACATCATCACGGGGCCGCTGGCGCCAACCGAAGTCGAGCGCATTCAGGGCTATGTCACCGCCGCCAACAAGGTGACGCTTGAAACCTGGCTGAAAAACACCATCGCAACAACTCCATCCACTGGCGCATGGTTCCCGATTGAATGGACACAACCTGCAATCCGAAGGCGAAGCAATAGCGGAACAATTGCAAACTTCTATGATGTAGCCTTTACTGTAGTGAAAAAACGATGAATGATCTTGACACACGCGCCTACACCTACTGCAACCTAGGCCCTCTCGCCTCCGATTCATCCGTCGCATCGGACCATGCCACGGGTGGGGCCGGCGTGGTGAAGCTCCGAGGCACGATCAACCTGGCCGGCGTCTTCCGCCCCGCCCCAGGCGCCGTGGTTGAGCTGGCCTACAGCGATGGCCAAAACTGGCTGGCACGCCTTCCCGTGCGCCTCAGGGTGTTGTCGAGCGTCTGCAATCCGCTGCAACGTGATCCCGTCACTGCCGTTTCTGTGGGCTGTGACCTGGCCTACTACGAAGACCGGAAGGAACCTCCCCGCGCACTCACCGCCCGGGATCTCAACCCCTTGGAGCCTGAATTCGTCTGGCGTGTTGCCGTCCCAGCAATCTCCGCCGCCAAGCTAGTCGAAAATATCCTCTCCGCCCTTGGCCTTGATTATATCGGGCCGATACCACTCACCAACCACCTGAGCGCCGATGAATTTGATATGACAGCAGGTTATGTCGAAGAATTAAGCAAGCTTTGCGCATCAGAGCAGTACATCGCACGGATGACGGAAGATGGAAGGGTGCAGTTCATAAAAAAGGCGACACCCCTCGGCGCTGCAAGGCTGTTCACAGAGGATCATTTGATTGAGCTTAACCCGATTAACACAGGGGAGTTGCCAGGGGAGGCAGTCTTTGCAAAATACACAAGCACCATCCTGAATCCTCCAGCAAGTCCAGGTGACGAGTTTGAGCGCGAAAAGCGCAACTGGGAGCGAGAGTCTTCCGCTTCGGCCGGTGTTTATACACACACCTGGACAGATTATCAAAGGGTTGATACTGGCACAACAAAGCAAGTGCGCGATCCTTACGGGTATCCCTTATTTTGGGTTGCCACTGGAGATCCAATACTGGAACCAGTGTCAGAGGTGAAGGCTTTCCCCAGGGAGCAGGAAATCAATTACATCAGATCTTCACTTACTCTTACCAGTTATGACACTAAGGACCGAGTAGTAAAGCGTGTTACATCAAATAACGATCAATGGGGAGAGTCGCGTACTGAGAATTACTACACCTATGTTGACGCAACTTCTGGTGGGCAATTTTCTACGGCAAGAGAAAATCGGATTGATTACGGGCAGATTGTTTCCGAGCGAACGGTTGAGTATTCACCGCTTGGACCGCTCAAAATGTCGCTTGGGGCTCAAGCCAATTACTACGAGCTGCGCACAAGTGGCAGTTATCAATCACTCATAAGAGAAGTTTTCTATTACAAGAATGAAAACTCGGGCATTACGCGCACCGTGACGAAGACGTATGTGGCGTTCATCGACACACCGGATGGCGGTGAAGTTATCTCAAGGCTTCGCAACGGGCGCCAGCCGTGGGAGTCGGTGGAAGGCCTGATCCCCATTGCAACACGCCTGGTACCAGAGGCGCCAGAGGTGCGGATCAGGACGGAACGTGAGTTCGGCGTACAGCGGCGGCCACTGGAAGCTGATCGCACGGCAGACGCGAACCGGGCACTACCTAGCGCTGTTGACTATGCCGAAACGGTCTGGCTGATTGGGTCCGCAGCTTCGCAAACATCTGTAGAACTAAGCCCGCCATATACATCAGATGACAGAATAGTCTATGCAAACAATACTTACACCGTTGTCAAGAGCGACGCCAGCAGCAAGGCAATGCTCTACGCGCAAAACGAAAACAGGCTGCGCCTCGGCTATCGCAATGGCGTCGGGATCCAGGTTCTACCTGAAACACTGCCCCTTCAGCCGCTTGCCCTGGTCTACATCAGGCTGAAGGGTTGCACGGGCGCTTTTTTGGTTGATGGCGTCACCTGGAACATCGCCCCATCCGGGGTTACGGCCACATGCGACGCGCTGTTCTGGGGCGCTGTTGATGGCGTCGCCGCAAACGCATGGTTCCCCCTGCCACCTGGCGCCACGTCCCTGCCCGCAACGACCGCAACCACGACCAATGCCAACCCGGCACCGGCCAACGCCATTGCCATCCCAAACGGCTTCAACTTCAGCAACCCAAACCTGACCACCCTTTTTGCATCGCTGCCAACAGGGCAGGCGCCAGTCCACGACGTGACAATCTCTCCGGGCTCATTGCTGCCCCCCTACCAGGCGCGGGTCTCAGTGCTCGCGGGGGTGGGCGTGGGTGCCGTTGCCAACCGCGTGAATTATGGAACTAGCCAGCCGCGACAGGTCATCGCGGGGGTGGGCGTGGGCGCCTTTGCTCAGCGCCGAAACGCCAAGAGCGTGCTTGCCGGCATTGGCGTTGGTGCCTTTGCGGAGCGGTCGCAGGCGTCATCCAATTTTGAAGTGACATGGACAAACACGGATGACGTGGATCCTAAATATATTTTGCAGTCGCCAACATTTGCTTCAACAGCAACCACAAGCACGATGACGCTCTACTATGATGGAGCACTGATAGAAGAATTAGGGTTTTATGGCTCTACTTTCACACTTATCTATAACGGCTCGATTAGCAGCATGTCGGTTCAGTGCCTGATCAATGGGCAATCCTATCCCGACGTGGTTGGCTTCAGCCTGTCTGGCAGCTTCCCGGTACAAGGCTCCCCGCAGACGCCAATCCTAGAGCTTTTTGTGAATGGAGGATTCCCTGAAGTGACCAACCCGCAAACGTTCACCATCATCGTCACAGCAACCAAAGCCACCTGATCCGGGAAAACTGAGAGCAAAGATGGCAAGCCATGGCTCAAGCGGTTCAGATCACGCCCTTCACCGACGAAAAGATCTACAACAGCATCCTTGCCGGCAAGCGTGCACGGATGTGCCTGGCCGTCAACTCAGGATCCCTTGGCATTGCGTCAACCACGGCGCAATGGGACGCGGTGGAGCTGTCTGGCAACGGATACGCACGCCATGAATGGACAATCCCCAGCGGCTCCTACAACAACACCACGGGGCGCTTTGAGGCCCCCGGCCGGCTGTGCGAGTTCTCTGCCTCGGCCAATGGTCAGGGCCTGACGTGGAACACTGCTTATATCGTTCTCGGAACGATTAGTAATAACGTTACAACGTGGGACACGGGTGTTTTTGGTATCATCGTTGAAGCGTCTAGCGTGATTGTTCTTCCTGGCGCTCCGCCGATGTCATACGATCTTGATTATTTTACAAACGGTTTTGAAGTCACATCATGACTTCCAGGGTCACTGTACGCATCCCTCCTGAGCTGATTGAATCGGCCAGGTCCGTGCAGTATGCCAACAGGAGGCGGCTTGCGGCGCGGGATCTTGAGGCGGAGATCATCGAAACCGTGAAACAGCGGGTAGATTCCGCAAAGCGTGCTGAGCCACTGCCAGATGATCTTGTTGGTGGCCAGCTTGAATTCACAAAAAGGAAGAAGCGAAAGATTGAGGCAAGACGCAGGCGGCCACGGCTTGGCTTCCTGTTGATTCCGAGTGCTGATTATGACAATCAGCTCAGGCTCCCCGTGTTGACCGAGTACGGGGGGCAGCAGTATGCAGTCACCCCAAACAATATCCCGTTTGAGTTGGTAAATGGCAAGCTCATGGCAAAGTCGCATCCAGCTGTGCCAGACGCCATAGGCCCCGCCGAAGGGAATCTCTTTTCTAGTCAGCTGAGTTATGCTACCCCGCCGACAGAAGAAGCGTTCTCTGTTTTTACTGCTGAATTTTTTGTTTCGCTTGATGCTGGAGCACAACAAAACCCCATAATTCAAGATATGGGAAATGGAACCGAAAAACTTACAACATACGACTCTGTCTTTCTGTTTTTTTTCAACCAGGGATCTACGATTCTGCCAAACATAAACTTTAGCAAGCGCTTAAACACCGAACAAGGCTGGAACGGGGGCTTGGGGCAGTCGTGGGGTCTCGTCGGATCGAACCAAGATACACTGCTGACGCAAGGCGGCGGAGAATACCACGTCGCCATGACGCAATCTGGAAATACCTTCCGCATTTATTTTGACGGCAACCTTGTGCGTACATATCAATCTGAAACTGCTTACAATTTGCCTGTAGGAGCATCTTTAGAGTCTGAATTTTCTGCCGCATCGTTTCGAGTTGAAACTTTGCGATACCAGGGAGGTTCAGCACCAATTAGCCGTTTTTATTATGCTGACACGCCAAGGTCAGGCTTCCGCTGTTACCGGTTTACACCTGGGCAAGCCCTTTACGCGGGCGATTCCTTTACCCCGCCAACCTCAATCACGGATCTAGCGTGAACACTCGGCCGACCGAAGCACAGGACATGGCGGCGCTTGTGCAGCTCGCCAATCGACAGCGTCTCCTCCAGCGGCAGGCGGAAGAGCGGGTCATCACCAAGGCCGTGCGGGAAGCGCTGAAGGGCTGACCGGGAAAACTGCAGAGCAACTTGCACCGGACGGGCGATCCGCCGGCACCGCATGAAAACGAATTGGTTTGATCAGCTCCTTGGCGCCGCTGATGAATGGCAGCAGCCATGGGCAAGCGTGGAACCTGATCCCGCTGGGGATGGCGAAGGGGGTGGGGGTAGCGGCGAGGGCGAGGGCGATGACACCCCTCTAGGACCCATCGGGGAGAAAACCCTTCGAGATGAGCGGGCGCTGCGGAAATCTCAGGATGCTGAGCTGGCGAAACTCAGGGCGGAGCTTGCGTCAATGAAAGGCCTTGTTCCGCCTGAGGTTTACCAACAGGCACAAGCGGCGGCGGCGGCGGCGCAGCAGCAAGTGGCCGAGCAAAGGCAAGCGAGCGAAGCCGAGCGCAAGCGGCTTGAGTTAAAGGCCGACGAACGGGTAAGCAAGGCTGAGGCCCGCGCTCAAAAGGCCGAAAATGATCGGGTTGCCTTGCTGGTCAAGACTGCCGCGCAAAACCTGTTCATCGCCACGGAGGGCCGCGACGGCGGCGATGGAAGCGGCCTGACCTATTTCGATGCCTGGTTTGCTTTCCATGGCTCTCGCCATATCCGGGTTGATCCGGCCACCGGTAGGCACTACATCGTTGACACCGACGGTGATCCGGTGAAAGACGGCGAACAAAACATTGATCCCGTCAAGTGGCTCAACGAGCAGGCTGACAAGTCGAGCGTCATCGGGAACTTTTTCAAGGCCAAGGGTGGATCAGGTGGGGGCGGGCTTCAAGGCGCTCGCGGGGTGCGCGGGGTGCAGTCCCGCTCCGTGGAGGCAGCCCGCGCCACCTCTGGCAGCGCGTTCCTGTCCGAGCACTACGGCAACTGAGTCGGACCGGGAAAACTGCAAGTGATCCATGGCGCGATGCCTGCAGATCACTTGCCACCGGCGCGATGCCAGGGCACTGACCATCACCAGCGCGGACGACCACCAACGCAAGGCGCGATGCCAAGCCAAGGACCTGCCCCTGTCTGGACCTGCAACTTCCTTCAACCCTTCCGCATTTTTGACCCGTGGCATCCACAACTCTTTGGGAGCAGTTTGCGCTCCGCACCCAAGCCAACGCCTCCGGCTTGGAGCTTGGCGTTCGCGCCATCCTCAATACCGGCGAACTGGCCCCGGTGATCCCCTGGGTTGACACCCAGGGCGGTGCCTACGTCTACGCGATGGATGACGAGCTGCCCGATTCGCAGCCTCGCCTGTTTGATGAGGCCAACGACGACACCCAGGGCAGCACCGTCACTGAAGCCGAGGTCCTCAAGATTTACGGCAAGGACGTCAAGACGGACTCCAGCAAAATCGCTCTATTCGGCGCTAATGCTCACGCTCGCCAAATCGAAGCCTCGGCCCGTGCCCTGCGCATGCGGATTGAGCGCGATTTCGTGAAGGGTGACGCCAGCCAGAACAACGGCCGCGAAATGGACGGCCTTCGCAAGAAGATCACCGTCGGATCCTCCCAGGCTATTGCCAACCACGCCACCGGCGCTGGCTTGAGCTTTGCCGCTTTGGATGACCTGATTGATGCTGTGGACGGCCCCAACAGCATGAAGCGCCTGGTAATGGGCAAGAAGATGGCCCTCAAGTTTAACGCCGCTTCTCGCGCCGTTGGTATTTCGGGCACCGTTGATTTCAGGCTCAACGAACTGGGCCGTTCGGTCATGTTCTACGGAGACGTGGAGATCATCCGCACCGACGTAGACAGCAAGAACGTCGCAATTCAGGGCTTTGATGAGGGCTCCAGCTCTAATACCACCAGCGTGTACTGCGTCTCCATGGGCGAAGGGCTCGTATCCGGTGTTCAGGGTCCGTCCCTGACCGCTGATGGCTCAATTCAGCCCGGCCTGACCATTTACGACGTGGGCGAGTCCCCTAACACCCCAACCCGGATCACCCGGATCTCTTGGCACGCCGCCATGGTGATTGAGAACAAGCGGGCCGCCGCCCGTCTTTACAACATCACCAACACTGCAATCACTGCCTAATTGGTTTACCTTCGTCCTTCATTCCCCTTTTGACCCATGCCTAAGGCAACTGGCCTTGCAGCCCGCAAGGCGTATTTCATCGATCGCGATTCCGTTCTCCTCGGCGCCGTGCGTGCTGGCGAGGGGGTTGCGGCCGAAACCCGCACCGGGGCCGCCCGGCTCCTGCCGTTCAAGCTTAACACCTGCGACTTCTTCAAGATCGTGGCCGTGGGCGCCCTCAGCAATGCCGCTGGTGGTTATCACATTGAGGTGGCCCATGTGGCTGCCGGCGGTGCTGTTGGCGATGCCAATCCGTCCGGTTATTCCAGGATCGGCAGCATCGTGTTCAGTGGCACCGATCAAACCGAGGTCGGCTTCTCCGGTGCCCAGGTTGAAGCCTTGGTGAAAGCTGCGGCTTCTCCCTCCATTACCGGAGATGTTCGCGTTGTCGCCCTTCGACTGGTCGCTGGCGCTGGCGGTGCCGGCAACCTGGCCGCCCCTGCGAACGCCACCGGTGCAACGATCCACATTCAGCGCGGCTGATCGCCCTGCTGTGTCCACGGGGAGGCCGAGGCCTCCCTTTTCCTATTAGAACCCAACCCATGGCCCACCTTGCGCTTTACAGCTTCTCGCCGGGTATGACGCCGGAGCAGCAGCAAGCCCTGATCAGCGGTCAGCGGGAGCCCGAGGAGGCTGCGCCTCAGGCGACAGCAAAGGTGCCTCAAGTCAGGCTCCGGCGCCGAGCCCACACCGGTCGCGGCACCTTCCAGGCGGACGACCCTGCCACGCCAGCCGTGAACGAGGCCTACGAGGGGGCGCCGGATCTCCGTGCTGAGGCCAAGCCAGGTCGGGAAAACTGAAGCAGAGGAGATTGGCCGATGGCCTGGGTCGAAAACGAAACATGGGACGCAGAGCAGGGCATTGATGCGCTCAAGATTTTTGAGTTAATCGCAAATGCAACAACCAATGAGCCATGGCAATTCACTGGATATGACGTAAACGCCACCGTCTACGATGATAAAGGCCGCGTCAAATATCCGGTCACAGTTGTTGCTAATGCCACACTTGGAACCGTACGCTTAATTCTTCCTGAGGCAATTGTTAATACGCTAAAGGTTGGCGGGTCATATCGGTACGATTGCCTGATGATTCCACCAGGAAGTGCCTTGGCTGACGATAATTTCCTGGCCACCGGCTCATTCACCGTGGCCTTGCGTGCCAGCAGGAGAGATACATGAGCTGCCCTGTCGTCGTGCGTGTTTTGGTGCCGGGAGGCCCTGCCGTCGTGCGCGTGGTAACGCCAGGCCCTCCCGGTACATCCACTGGTGGCGGCGCGGACCTCAGTGACGCAGACCCGCTCCCAGTGGCTACCGTGGCCAATCCGGGGGACTCAGGGGAGGCTAGTCGAGCCGACCATGAACACGCGCTACCCGCCGGCCAAACCCTGCTGGCGGCGACGGACAAGATCGCCTGGGATGCGGCTGCATCCAGGGTGGCGCAGCTTGGCGAAGACGATTCGCCCACGTTCGCCGGCCTCACGGTCACCGGCACGGCCATAGCCGCCCAGTTTGACGGCAACCTGACCGGGGCGGTCGGCAGCCACTGTCGCAATGTCTCGGGTGTCGCGCTGGCGGCCCTGACCCCTCTCTGCGTGACTGGCTCCCAGGGCGATACCACCATCCTGGAGGTGGTTGCCGCCCAGGGCGACACCCCCGGCCTGATGCCTGCGGCGGGACTAGCCCTGGCGGCCCTGGGCACGAGCGGCAGTGCGGCGAATGGCCACCTGGTGGGGGCGGGTGTGATTGCTGGCGTCAACACAGCGGGCTTCACGTCAGGAGCGCCGCTGTTTGTGGCCCCAGCGGGCGGCATTACGGCCACCCGTCCAACGACTGGCCTGGTCCAGGTGGTGGCCGTCGTCGGGAGAGTCCACGCGATCACCGGCACGGTCGTCGTCGGCCCCGGCCCTGCACTGGCCCTGGCAGCGTTCTCCGGGGCCTATGGCGACCTCTCGGGGCGGCCCACGCTTGTCAGTTCAATCAACGGGCAGACCGGGGTTGTCACGTTGGGGACCGGGGATCTCGGAGAGACAGGCGGCAACCTGTTCTTTACAGCAGCGCGAGCGATTGGCTCGGTGTTGACGGGCTTTGCTGCTGGGGCGGGCACTGTTGCAGCTACGGATTCAATTCTTCAAGCAATTAACAAAATAGTCGGCAACATTGCCGACAGGGCGCTGACAGGCCTCATAGCTTCCTCTGGTCTGACGATGAATCCCAACCGCCTCGCTGGGCGCATTTCGGCGGGTGTTGGAACAGTAGAGGAGGTGACTCCTGCTGGCGGAATGGTGCTCATTGGCGGGAATCTGGTGCCAGGTGAGATTGTTAAACTGGTTGTGTCAAACATAGGCGAGACAGGCATAACGACCGGCAACTTCAAAAATGAGACTCGGATAGATCGACCATTCACACTGCTTGGCCTTTGGTGGAATTGCCACCCCACCGCGATGGGTAGCGCCAGCACTAGCGACGCTCGCCCATATATCCGCACTGGCGCGGGCACTACGTCTGTTGGTACCAAGACAAACATCTTGACCACCACAAACAGCATCGCCTCCCTTGCAACTTCTGTTCACACAGTAGATGCAACATCAAGTATCAACGGCGGCGAGATCTCTGGCTCTGCTGGAGATTGGCTTGGCGCTGATCTGATGTCCGTGGGCACCGGATCATCCGGGCATTTTCTAACTTTCATCCTTCGCTATTCCTGACCATGTCCACCATTGTCAACCCTGTTACCGGCGTCGAATACTACGAGGCTTCGGGAGACAGCACAAAGCGATATGTCGCAGTAGAAGCTGACGGAACAATCAGAAACCCGGCTGGTGACAAATGGCCTTATGGTGATGGCTTGCCCCACACGCAGCCGTACAGCTACTACGAGCTGGTGCCGTTTGTTTCGGCTCCATACGACTCCGAGCTGTTCATTGTTGACAGCGAAAATAGCGGCTGGAGCCTGAAGCCAAAAGTCGGTGGTGCACCCGTAGGCCACCCGCAGGGAACGTATGAATACACCGAAACAATCAAGCGTCGCAACGTGGATGAACTGAAGGCACTTGCTAAAGGATATGCTGACCGCTATAATTCAGAACTTTGGCCACAAGAAAACGGATATACCGAAAAGCTGGCCTACGCCAAAGAACAGATTGCCGCAAACAATCGCTTGCCGCAATTTACGGACCTAGTTGCACGGCATGAAAGACTGATCCAGGCATCATTTCACAATGACGCCAGATTGCGCCAGCTTTATGACGAAATTGATGCGGCCGGCCCGGATGGCGTGATAGATTTTGTCGTCAGTCAAATGGCCACAGAACAGTTTCCCGAGGGCTGGGTCAATGGAATCGCGCAATGACCTGCGACTGCCCCCGCCATGGATCCCACCAGCCGCCGGGAAAGTGGCTCGGGAGGTTCGGCCAGTGATTATCGTGCCACGGCGCAAAACGTCTAATTATGATTCGGACGCACAAAACTATATAGACCGTCTTGCAGTTGCAAGCGGCCAAGACATAGAGGAGGATTTGAAAAAAATCATAAATGATTTGTTTGTGAGTCTAAAGGCAGGGGCATATCTGCAAAAAATGCAGTCAGCAGCTCTTTTGGCTGGCCCTAGAACAATGACCACGATTGTACCTTTGCTGCCAACAATGCCAACCCCCGTCAGGGCTGGCACTTTGGCTAGTTTCACGTATAACCGCAAAACGGGCACTTCTGGCGGCGGAGCAGGCTATATCAACACAAACCTGAATGATTCGGCGATGGGGCTTAACGATGTACACCTGGCTACGCATACGTCAAGTGGGGTGCCAGCAATGGGGGTGATTGTGACAAATGGAACAGTGATGGCAAACGGGTTTGTGCGAAATCGGACCACGGCGGCCGCGGCTCATGCGGCTGGAGCGGGTTTCTTTGCAACCGCAAGAAACAACTCTGCAAACTATACAATAAACAGCGGAGGCAGCGATACTACAGTAACGGCCGCTAGCACAACAAGAGAAAATCTCTCGCATTTTGTATTATGCAGAAACGCTAACGGTTCGCCAACTTTCTTTAGTACAGCGCCGCATACTTTTTACTCCATTGGCACGGGAGTAGGCTTAAGCCTGCCAGGCTTGAGAGCTATTGTTCTAACTTATTTTAACGCTCTTCAATTGCTGAATTTGACATGACAACAACGCGATTCCCCTGGAAATTTCATTGCGGCTTCAATACCTAAGCAACCATGAAACATGTTCGCAAACGTGAAGCGCAGGCCGCCTTCAACGCCGGACCCGCATCATCTCCATCCGAGTAGGTGAACCACCGTGGGATTTTGGGGGCAACAGCCAGCACCTATCAAGCGGCCGCTTCAGGACGAGCGGCTAACCGGATACCTGCGATGGGTTGGCACTCTCTGCAGCGGATTTAGTCTTTTTATTCTTATTGGAATAACAGGCGTAATAGTTTCATTGAGAGATGGCCAGATTAGGATGGAGCTTATGTTTAACGAGCTTGAAAAAAAAGTGCAGAAAGGAGAGGACGTTAACGAGACGCAAAGCCAGCTACAGCAAAAAAACATTGAAACAGATTTAAGACAGGATCTTGCAATTTTAGAAATACAAAGGAAGCTGTCTCGATGAACTGCCGCCAACTACTGCAACGTGGGTTTGTTGGCTGCTGCCTCATGGCCGCTGGAACCGGCCTTGCCGTGGGGTTCAGTTGCGAGCTGCGCCAGCGGCCAGATTGTCGGGAGCAGTGGGACCAAGGCGGCAAGGTGGCCCTGGCCGCCGCTGGTGCGCTTTCTACGGCTCTGGCCAGGTTTGGTGATGCCGGGGCTGAGTAGGGCTGATGGGGTGGAGGGACTCCCCTCGATCCGTCAGCAGCTCCCCTCGATCGGGGCAGGGCTCCCCTCGATCGGGGGCGACAACAGGGCACCAACGGCCCAGCGCCGCACCTCCTTGAACCGCTGACGCCGCGTTTCGGGTGAGTTGCTTTTGCACCACCCTTCGTTGGCTTCGACAACTTCCCAAGCCAACGCCCGCGAAACGTCAAACGGTTCTGTCAAGTGATCAGGAGTCACATCCTCCTCCATAGGGTGGAAGTAGAGAGGAACGCTCTCTGCCCCCCGGAACCGCCGCACTGCGCCAAACGCACAGCAGCAGCCCGTCTCCTCGTCCTCCAGTGCACCAGCCGACAGCTCAGGTTCTGGCAAGGCATCCAAAGCGTTGACCAGATCCCGCAAGAACTGCTGGCCCCGGCGGCCCCGGATGGCGGAGCGAAGGGCGCCAGCCCACTGGCCATCCATCCACGGCTCCCAGTCGTCGTCGCCTTCGTAGAGACGGCTCATGATTGCACTCCCTTGGCGGCGCGGTGGGCCAGCAGCGCAGCCCAAGCGGCCTCGGCCGAGGGCCAGCGGGTGCGGGCCAGGAAGTCGGCGGAGCGGTTAGACGGATGAGGCTCAGGCTCCCATTCCCCGCTGAAGTTGAGGCAGAGGCTGCCATCCCGAACCGCCCATCTCTTTGGTTCAAGACTGGTGGCCTGGATCACCACGTAAGCACCGCAGTCATAGGCGGTGGCTGGAGGCAGGGCTGGCGCGGAGGGGGTGGGCTCGATCGCGGCGGCCAGCGACTCGACAGCCGGCAACACCTGCTCGGGTTTCATGCCATCCCAGGCAGCGGCTTGCGACTCCTCCCTCGCGTCTGCCATGGCCTCCTTTGATGCGGCAGGGGCGGGGTTGCTGGTCAAGCAGACGCGGAAACCCCCGAGGCAGTCGCAGAAGTCCGGGAGGTCCCTGTAGCGGTAGGCCGAGCGGCAGAACCGGGGATGGTTGACCCAAGAGCCGCCGCGCAGAACTTTGCGCTGATCAGCTGCAGCAGACGCGGAAACCGACGTTGTTGCCGCGGAAGCCCGGGTGGCCCCCGCCGCGGCAGGCCGAGCGGCACTCGTGGGGTCCACTAAGCCGGGATCCGCCGCGCTGGACTTTCCCAGGCGCTCCTCTCCCGCCGCCCAAGCGCTGCCATCCTGCGGTGCTCCCTCAGCGCTGCCATCCGTCGGTGCGCCCTCGTAACCGTGGTGCCAGCCATCCAGGCACCATTCCCATACATTGCCGTGCATGTCATGGAGGCCCCATGGGTTTGCCGGAAAGCTGGCCACATCCGTTGTTTGCTTCCGATACTTATACGCCGCGCAGTAGTTCGCCAGCTCCGTGCTAATCGTGTCGCCAAAGTGAAACGGCGTTGTGGTACCCGCACGGCAGGCATATTCCCATTGCGCTTCACTGGGCAGGGTGTAATTTTTGCCAGTGCGTGCACTGAGGCGGCGGCAGAATTCGATGGCTTCATGCCAGTTCACTTGCTCCACCGGGCGATCGTCGCCTTTGAAGTGGGAGGGGTCAGGATTCAGATCCCGCTCCACCTTCGGCCAGCCGGCCACCTTCCGCCACTGAGCCTGAGTGATCGGGGTCTCCCCAAGCCAAAAGGCCTCTAAGGTCACCTCGTGCTGAGGGCCTTCATCGGAATCACGCCCTTCCTCCTCCTCCGGCGACCCCATCAGGAAGCTACCGCCAGGGATCGGCACCATTGCTAACCCATATTCCCACTGCGCTTCTCTGAGGGGCTGGGTGGGAGACGGC